GCGAGTGGCTCCAGTTCTTTGCGCCGGGCATACGCTTGATCAACGTTACTGGATACCTGTGCGTAGTACGGCACTTCCGATACAGCTTTCCACCACTTCTCACGAGCACCGGGATTCCTGATGTCGAACTCCTGAGCTACATCGGACATCTGTCCAGCGGCGAACCGGGCGAGATTCTGCCCGCCTGCGCCACCCTTCAGGCTCTCGGGGATGCCCATGATCTTCTCGGTTTCAATGCCGGGCATGGGCGCTCGGGGAATCTCTTTGAGAGGTTGCCCCTCAATACTGCCCCGGACAGCGGCCAGCGTGTTTGCCTGCTTGAGGCGCTGGTCTTTAGCGTATTGCTCGGTCACATATCTCGATACGTCTCGGGCAGCATACTCGTCTCCACGAGCCTGCACAGTATCTTTCATGTACTGTTGCACCTTCGGGAAGTTGGACTTTACGTCCGTAAAGAAGGGCAACTCGGTGATGTCCACGTTCTCAGGACCAGCAGCAGACACGGCTCGGGCCTTGCCTGTCGCCTGATCAAACACTTCGTACTGCCCGGTCTTTGGGTTCATGATGGCCCCTTTCGGGGGGACCGAGGCTAGTTCTTCGGCTTTCTGGAAAGCGCTGTCTAAGAAGCGCTGTGCCTGTTGTGGCGTATACACTCCACGAGCCACCTCGTAGTCGAGGTAGTCGGCGAGTTGCTGGAAGTATTGCTGCGTAACAGTAGAGAATCGGGGAGCAGCAGGGGCAGGTGCCTGAGTGGACTGTGCTCCCGGAAAGTTCTGGCGCATAGTGTTTCGACCGCCGCCGAGACCAGCGCCAAGCCTACTGAGGAATCCCCCGGTAGACTGAGGGGCGAGCTCGACACCCGCCCTGAAAGTCTGGTACAGAGTGCCGAGGTACGGGTCTCTTGACAGATCGTCAGGAGCTTGATCCAAGTATGAAGCAATAACGGCTACATCGTCGCCATACAACTGTTGCAGCCAGTCGAAAAACTCTTGATGTCTTGCTTGTCCATCGGGCATGGTTACGCCTCCGTTGCGGCCTCTGTCGGCATTCTAGCGTTCATGGCTCCGGGGGGCATTCCCCCTTGACCTTCGGGTGGAGACGTGGAAGCTGGAACGCCTGTGCTTCCGGCAGGGACTCCCGATCCGGGGGTTCCCATCGACGCTATCTCGGTCGCTGTAGGCCCTCCCGTTGTGCCGGGGTTTCCTCTAGGCGGTCCACCCTGCGCCGCCAAGAGTCGCTGTAGTTCAATAAGGATGTTGTTCGCAATGTCTTCGTCTTTCAGTTCGTCTACTGCATGAACATACGCTTTCCACAAGCGTATAACGGGCAACTTCGACGCAAACTGGAGCTCGATCTTCTGATCTTCGAGTTCGGGGTCTTGTACCCCAAGCATCTCACTTCGGATCGTCTTATCGGCCAGAAGAGGCGTCTCGCCTTCTCGGGCCAGCTTTGCCAGTTGGAACTTCTGTGCGTCGTCCGTAGGTAGAACGGGCAGCAGCTTGACTTCGGGATGCCAGTCCCCCTGCACGTCTTCCGATGCGATGTTCTGCGATGTCGGATAGCCGAATGGCTGATCCTTGCTTGTGCGACCACGTACAGCGATGGGCTTGAGACCCGTCTTGGTCGTGAACTGCTTCAGCAAGTCTCGGCAGGTCATCTCGTAAGCGTACCGGATACAGTCCACAAACGGCGTAATGACCGTTTCCATCGAGTTCGTTAGTTGGTTGATGGCGTACCCGGATAACCTAGTCGAGACCTCGCCGAACGAAACATGGGACAATCCCCCACGCTGCGCCTCTCCACTTGCCCAGTTGAGCAACACGGCAGCGTCGGGGGGAGCCGTAGCAGGAAGGAGTTCCTTGACATTCTCGCCAGTCTTGAAGTGAACTACGGCACCTTTCCTTGTCTGGTATATATCCTCGTCGATGGTGGCATCTCCATCATCGGACCACACACCGATAGGCGGCTTCACGCCTCTACGCACGATTGTAGCGTAGTCTGAGATAGTCTTGCTGATGAATGGGAACACGCCCCGGTTTGTGTCAAAGATTGACTCACCTGTATAGTCGGATGTAAAGGCGTAGTTCTGCTGCACGACATCCGGCATAGGACCGGCAGGGATAATGTGCACAGGAGGTCGCTTGCATTCATGTGGCGTAGGCCCCTCGACCCACTTCCCGCCTATGATCAGACCGTACTTCTCCGAGTCCCAGAAGTCGATACACTCCGTCTTGTCCGTGTACAGACCACTCATGTTTCCTGTGATCTTGTACTCACGCAAGGCGTACTCGTTCGAGACTAGGTAGGTATTCGCCGCCCAGTCGAGGCCGTCTTTCTTGAGACCGTAGGCTGTATTGTAGATGTCCCACGGTTGAACCTCGGCCACGGTTTCGCCTTCGTCATTCTTGTACACGTACACTCGAACAACGATGGCACCACGTACCACGGCGTACCAAGCAAGCTGATCAATCAGCTTCGATCCGTTCATAGTAGCTAGGAGCCGCTCGTCGTTGAGGTTCAAAGCTCCGTAAAGAAAACGCTCGACGTTGTTGGCAGTCTTGGCCGTCACTTTGTCGAGCACATCGTCCGGGATACGAATCGACAAACGGGCACCGCTCAGGAGGCCGATCACTTTCTTCGCCAGAACTTTCGGCGAGTTAGTCGTGTAGCTGACGTACCCATCTCCGGCATCATATGGAGCCAGTCTCCAGAGATCGAAGTCTGTTTCCCACCGCTTGCGCTTATGCAGGAAGGCGGTGTTGGTCTTGAACGCATGTACCGCAGTTGTTATTTCAGCGGCATCTTTCATTTAGTTCTCCTGTTCAGGTACGGGTGGCGTTTCCGCCTGAGCCTGCTCTAATTCTGCCTGTTGCCGAGCCTCTGCCTGCTTCCGAAACTCGGCTCTGATCTCTTCCAATGTTACGGGCAGGTACGACTTGTTCACCATGCCATTACGCACAAGGCGTTCCTTCGCTTTGAACTGCCTACGCACAGCCGGGTGCATGTCTCCGATCACAACCACGTCTTCCGGCTTCACTAGGACACACACTGGTTCTCCATTTCCTAGGAGAATAACGGGCAGGATTTCCTTGAGTTCTGGGTTCGTGATCAATCTCAGGTCAGCCTTGTTAATAGCTTTCACTTAGTACAACCTCGTCTTTTTCCTAGCTCTGCGTTGAGCAAAGCCGTATTTCGCAACCAGCAGATAGGCCAGAGCCTTCGTCGCATGGTTGTTCTTGTCCTCGGGTTCCTCGTTGACGACATTGCCATCCTTGTCATGCTTCCACGTCCAGACCGCCGTCTGCCCGGTGATCGGATTTTCGCACCCGCCGCACTCCGAGATAAACCCTCGGCACTTAGCGTTAACTCCGAGCAGTGGTCGGTTCGTAAGTGGATTGATCGTCAGGAAGGTCTTCAGTCGTTCGATGCTGTCCCGGACAGCAATTTTCTGGCACTTCAGATACAAGTTGCCTTGCTTTCGCCATACTTCGGCGACCGCTGGCATGGAATCGTGCTTGGTGGCCGCTATATCTATAGCCCCGGACTCAACGTGCCCCCACCACGGGCGCTGCATTGCAATCTTGATAATGTCCTCTGTCACAAATCCCCGCTCAAATATCTCGTCCACGATGATAGGACGCCCGTTCTTCTCCTGCACCACTTCCACAGCGTATGCAGTTGCATATCCGGGGTCTACTGCAAGGTGAACGGGCAGTGCGGGATCATACTCGTAGAAGTCTCCGATGCCTACGTGCATTACGTTCGAGAACTCCGATAGGACACGACCTTGAGGTGGACAAGGGACTCCACCGTAGCGCTCGCCAAACAGGTCCGGGGGTGTTATGTGCTCAAGAGCTAGTATTTCCGGGTCTGTTCTGCCTCCGGGGTAGATCGCCAAGTTAGACCATGTAGGCAGGGAAAACGACTTGGCATCGTCGAGGTTAGGCAACTGCCAACGATTGAACAACTCTGGGTAGTAACCAAGGCTAGACTCGAACGTCCCCGACATCAGGAGCTTGCCTCGCTTCTCAGCGACACGGCCTCTAAGCCGGAGGAATGTGCTATAGTCCAGTTGGCTTGCCTCGCACGCTATGATCATGTTCGGCGCTGTGGAGGCGATCTTGCGGGGGTCTACAGCCGACTTAGTCTCGACCACAAAACCACCAGCTATCTCCATGCGACCGGGGTCTACATCTTTGGTTGCTTGATACGCAATCCCGAGCTTGTCGAAGGAGTCCTGTATGTAGTCCCACTCGGCTCGGGTGCGATTGTAGTCTGCGGCTACAAGCCACAACAAAGGGTTCTCCCAGAATTGTCCCATGTAGTCCATTGCTGAGACCTTGGATTTGCCTGCCCGTTCGCCACCAGCTACAAGCCGGAACCGCTCAGGGGCAGAGTGCACCAGTTCTTGCTCGACGGAGGGTTTGTAGCCGAGCTTCTGAAAGATCAAGTCACGTTGCGCTTTTGTCGCCATTAGGCCGTCCTTTCCCAGATGTAGGCCACCCACGCAGCAGGCATGTGATTTACATTATTGTGGTCGGAGTGGGCATCGACAGCCGCTCCTGAGTGAGTTATGCTAGGAATCGTATGCGTGTGAGCTTGTGCGGCGGCGTTGGAGCCAGCAGTCCCTACTTTGACCGCTGTTGTAGCGGTCGCTGGAACGGACACGTTGCTATGGGCAGCGGGTTGCGTTACAACGTGATTAGAGTGCCCGGAGTGCGTGTGCGTCTTGCTTCCTGCAACGTCACCCACGGCATCATAGTCCGGGTCGGAAGGATTAAGGCCAATCACGACCTTTCCTTGCGCTCGCTGCGCCCATGTCCCATAACCAAAAGTTGTTCCGGGGTTAATGCCTGTCGTTTCAATGTACACAGCGCCCACCGGAAACTGGAAGCTAGGGCCGGGATCACCTTGCGGTCCTTGTATTCCTTGTGGCCCCTGTGCCCCTGTGTCTCCTTGCGGGCCTTGAGGACCAGTAGCGCCTGTATCCCCCGGAGTGCCCTGTGTTCCCTGTGGACCTTGAGGGCCTGTGTAACCGATTGGGCCTTGCGGACCTTGAGGTCCTTGGGCACCAATTATACCCTGCAAACCTTGTGGGCCTTGCGCTCCTTGATCTCCTTGTGGACCTTGAGGGCCGAGATCGCCTTGAGGACCGGGAGGACCTTGAGGACCGGGCGGGCCTTCAGGACCACATACACCGCCCTCTACTCCGGCAATCGTTGTAGTTACTCCATCCGATTTTAGAATCTCTACGAAGGTTTCCCAGTCTGGATCGTCGGACATATCTATGCTGACGTGTCCATCCGATAGTCGGATACGCATTTCCTTGGAGCCATTG